ATCATCCTCCGTCCAGATGTCCAACGACACCGATACGAGGGTGGTTGCTACTAGAAGAGATGGAGGCACAGCAGCATCGTTCAACGCTGATACCCTTGTTACATTTGCAAACACTGCAACCATCGACACTCATTCCGGCTGGATAAACTCTAGTGAATATAAAATATCTGTTTCCGGTGTTTATAAAATATCTGCACTGTTTTTAACAACCGCAGCTCCTCTTGGAGTTACTGGAGCATTTCAAGTTTATTACAGAGTTAACAACGGCACATCGTTTCGGTTGGGTTACGTTACTGGAAACGGAAACTCTGCTGAATACTCGGCAGGAGGTTCAGACTCTGTTTCGTTAAACGCTGGTGATTTAATAACATTCCGGGTCACAAGCTCAAGTACCCACACCCTAAGTGCAGCGGCGTGTAAGGTGTCCATCGAACGCCTCTCCGGCCCCGCCACTATCGCGGCGAGTGAGACGGTTGCTGCTAGATATACGTCAAGCGCGGGGAACGCGGTTACTAACGCGGTCTTGAACTATATTGATTTCGCAACAAAAGACTATGACACGCACAACATGGTCACTGTCTCGACTGCGACTCCAAAGAACACAACAGTAACAAACACTGGATGGAAGGCGATAATTCCAGTTTCTGGTAAGTATAAAATTTTCTCAAATGCGACAAGTGACGCTGGGGGTGCGTGGGCTGCCGGCGAAGAGTGGAGTGTGATCATAGTGAAAAATGGAGTTGAGTTAGCAACTTCTCCAAATATATCGACGTCTACACACTCTACATATATGAACGGACTTGGATCGGCAGTGCTTAATCTTGGCGCAGGCGATAGAATTGAAATAGGAATATATCAGAACTCTGGTTCCAGTATTAACTTAAGTAGCAATCCGAAAATTATTTATGTAGAAATTTACCGTATTGGGAACTGACTATGAAAAAAATTATAATTAAATCACTGTCTGGAGCTAAATTTGCCGGAGCCACGATGGAAGACCCTACCGCATGGATTGCGGAGGGTGTCTCTGGTAACTGGTGGGGCCTTCCCGAGCGATGGGTGCTCCACAAAGACGAGCTGATGGCTGAAGCATCATATGACGACGCTGACGTTCTCGAAGAAGAGATGCGTGAGCTTACTCCCGCTGTCGAGGCTATTCTCGATGAGCAGGGTGTCGAAGTATCGCCTGCTGTCCCTGCTGTCATGCAGAAGTGGGTTAAGCTCAAAGCCAAGTACACGGTTGAGATCGAGGACATCACGGCTCAAGTAGCTCAAGATGCTATCAACGCTGAGGCTCTGGCCTACCTCGCATCGACTGACTGGCTTATCATCCGCGAAGTAGACGCAGGGGTGCCATGTCCTGCTGATATTAAAACATTGCGCGCTGAAGCCCGCGCTAAAGTGGTACGCTGATTAAGGGAGGGGATCGTGGGATATACTACCATTAACTTAGGTCTTACACTCACGGTCCCCACTTCAGGGACGCGTAACTGGGGCCAGAACGTACTGACTGGATCTTGGAATAAGATTTCTAGCCACGACCACTCTGGAGCGGGTAACGGAAATCCAATTCCTACGGCAGGCATTGCAGATGACTCCATTACGACTGCAAAGCTTGCTGCTAACTTTGGAGTTACCGTAGCCCCTACGTTGCTACCTTCTGGAGCTAGCCCTACACAGACAGTAAATCTTAACCTTGGCATGATTCAGACTGTCGATCTGGGTTCCGCCTCTGGAACTGTCACCCTCAGTCTGACAAACCCCCAAGAGGGTGGGATTTACAAGATTTTCATCATTCAAGCAGCCACTCCAGCTGGAATCAGCGTTACTTCTGTTAAATGGCCACAGGGTCAGACTCCTATTCTTACAGAAACAAATGATGCTATCGACTGCATCACACTTATTTATGCCAATGGTGTATATTACGGAGATTGGCAGCTAAACTGGAGTTAAGGGGGATTTATGGGTGGATTAGAAGTTATTCTGGGTAGTCTTATTAGCGGCCTTGTGAGTGGTGGAGCTACTATGGCTGCAGCTGGCGGCGCTGCGCAGGCTAGCAAAGAGGCTGAAGAGCGCGACGTCATGCGATCCATGGCTGAGAAGGGTCTTGCCGCGGGCCAAAAGGGTATCGAGGCTTCTCAAGATCTTACCAATCAGGCATTTCAACAGCTTATGGGATCCTACAGGGGGCTGATGGAGTGAAAAGTAAGAAGCCTTTTATCGGATATAACCCGAATAAGCACAGCAAAGAGGGTGGCCTTTCCGATAAATATCGAGAGAAGTATAACCGTGAAACAGGATCTAACCTGAAAAGACCTGTTACTGGTAAAGTAGAGCCTGGCAGCGATGCAGCTAAAAGAAGGAAGAGTTTTTGCGCTAGAATGTCTGGAGTTAGTGGCCCTACCAGTAAAGATGGTAAGCTAACTCCAAAAGGTGCCGCGCTTAAGCGGTGGAGGTGCTAAATGGGATTTAGATTTGATCCTATGGCTACAAACAGAGCTAAGGACCTTGAGGACATGGCGCAGATGAATTATTTCGCGCCCTATATTCAGCAGGTAAAAGCTCAGGAAGCTGCTCAATCGCCTAGTGCAGCTGCAGCACAATCTCAAACTCCTTCCGTACAGCAAGCTCCAGCGGAGTCTGCACCTATGTCTGATAAGTCGCAGAAGATGTGGGGCGACGTTGGCGGGTCTGCGATTACTGGTCTTGCGACAGTCCTTGCCGGCATCGGAGCTCAACAGGCCAAAAGAGAGTCCGAGGAACTGAAAGCGCAGGCTCGTGCAAAGTCCAATGTTTTGGCAGCAGAACAGAATCTTAAAACAAATACACTGCAACGTAAGTCAGACATGATTAAGCGTCTGGTTGATACTGCAGCACTTATCAGGAGATAATATGCAGAAGCATAAAATGCAGCAGGCTAAAATGCACTATGACGAGCTCATGGCTATTCTTTCTGCCATTGGCCTTTCCTTGGCTGAGTTTGAAGATCAGATGGAAGGCGAAGGCATGGAAGAAGAGGGCGAAGAATACGAAGAGCCCATGGAAGAGGAAGAGAGCCCAGAAGGTAAAAAGGGCAAGATCGCGATCATCGTCGCCAAGATGAAAAACAAAAAAGATCAGATGGAAGAATAACCCATGATACGCCGTGTAGACTATCTGATTGAGGCAAGCCGCCAGGCGACCGAAAACACTCAGTATACTGACACGGCAGGTATTCAGGATTCTGAGTTTATTCGGTATCTGAATGACGCACAGGACGAGATCCATGCGATCATTAACACCACGTTCCCTATGATCCTGATGAAGGACAAGGAGATCAGCCTTGTTCAAGGTCAGGAGTCCTATACGATCCCGAGGGATGTTTACTTAGGGACTCGGATCGACACGGTAGAGTTCTCGAATAGCGGAAACGCTCAGAACTATTACCCTATTAAGAAAGGATCGATGAAGGAGCGCCTGAACGGGGTGCCTGGCAATCCATCCTTCTATATTCGTAGATCGGATCAGCTCTTAATCCAGCCTACTCCGCAGAGCTCTGGGTCTATCCGTGTTACTTATCAGTATTCGATCCCAAGACTCGATCTTAGGCGCGGACAGGTAATTGCTCCTACTGCGGTAAACCAAACTACCAAGACGATTACTGATCTATACCTAGATCCGCTTCAGGTTATCCAAGACACGGAGCTCTTGGCTGATAACTTTATTACTATAGTCGATAAGAATGGCGCAGTTAAGATGCGATCGATTCCTATCACTGCGATCAATACGACTACAGGTCAGGTAACGATTGAAGCTGGGTTTACATTTGAGTCTGGTGAGACTATCGAAGTAGGCGACTATGCCTGCCGTGGTATCTTTAGCTCTACGACCTCTCAGCTCCCGGATATCTGTGAACGCTTCTTGATCGAATACTGCAATACTAGGATCCTGATGCGAGATAGCAATACGGATCAGGATGCTATTACTGCGATCATGGCAAAAGCCCAAGATACGATCACAAAGGCCTTTTCGGAGCCTGACAGCGATCCGGCTTATGTGCCGATCTTGGATACACAATACTTTGGGTGGGATGTGTTCTAATGGCTACTCCGTATCAGCACCTTAAGAGATACCAAAACTTCTTCGGGGTTAACCTTAAGTCTAATGACTTGGATACTCCTGATGATTTCTCGACCGATCTTCTTAACGTGCAGATGCGGAGAAACGGAACGCTCGAAAAGAGAAAAGGACATCAAGGTCATGCCGATTCTGACGGTGGTCTCGGTCTTTTTGTCTACAATCGGAGCGACAGGGTTACTGGAGTTCAAGAAGCTATAGTCCTGTCTGCATCGGACACCCTTAAGAAGCTAGAAACAGCAACGCTTTCAATTACTTACTCAGGATCTGAGGCTTCAGCGGTCGTAAATGTCATTTATGATACCACTGGATCCCAGTATGTTTTGACGCTTCAGGCAGGCCCTAATCCAGAACATACGATATCCTTGGGTACTGCAGTAGATAATGCCAGCCCGGTAACTATCACGAGCCTTGTCGCTGCTATCAACCTTTACGCTAGTGGATTTGCTGCATCAGTTAGTGGATCAGGCACCACCCCAGCAGCGTTTTTAAGTACCGTGATTAATTACGACATAGTGGGGTCCGGAGCCCTTAGCGTATCGGCTAAGTATTGGTCTACAGTACCGGGTCCTCTTGCCGCTCCATTTGCTGGTGCTTACGCAAAGAGAAACGAAGACTATTTCGAGCTAATTAGCTCTACTGAGCTCCAAAACTGCATTTATCTGTCTAGCGGTTACGACGAAGTAATGAAATATGACGGCCAGAAGGTATACCGCGCAGGTGTACCTACTCCCGAGCTCAATCAGCCGTTTACTTCGAGCGGTGCAGGAACAAATTACGAGTATATTGTCCGGTTCGTCCAGGGTGATGCGGTCTTTAATGAGATCGAGGGAAATCTTGCCTACTCTGATACGGTAGTTAACACATTCCCAGCAGCCGTCACGGTGTCGGTAGACAATCTTGCGGCGTCGACCGGGTTTAATGCTACTGGAGCAATCATATCCGCCTCAGCTGGTCCTACAAGGACGATTAGTGTCAGCTCGGGGCATACCCTTATAGCTGGAGATAGGATTTACTTCTGGGATAACGGTTCAGGTCAGTTTGTAACGCGGACTCTGGTTTCAACTACTTTCAATAGCGTTACCTTTGACTCATCAGAGGCGCAGGTAACGGTCGTTAATACCGGAACCGATAATAAGAATGTCATTTCAAACAATCTACGTATTGCAATTTATCGCAACACTTTCGGCTCTGGTCTTGCTGGATTGTTTTATGAAGTAGTCCAGATCCCGAATAACCCGTTTGCAGCTACATCGACATGGCAGGATGTTACCCCTGATACTACGCTCGAATTGCAGCGGGAGCTCGAAATACCCCTGACTGATAGGAGCCCACCTGAGAAGGGCAAGTATGTATCCAGCTTCCAAGGTCTTATGGTCACGGCTGGAGATATCTCTTCTCCAAATAATGTCAGCTTCTCAGATATTGAAAATCCTGAGTATTTCCCAATACCTGACAATCAGATTTCAATTAACAACCTGATCGGAGACCAGATTACCGGGATAGCTCCGGCCAACGAAAATTTTATCATTTTCCAAAATAGATCGATTCATGCCGTTACTGGAGATGTTCCAGAGCAGAATTTTAGGGTGGATCTCATTACCAGAGATATTGGCTGTGTGGCTCATGCGACAATTCAGGAAGTACGTGGAGTTTTGTTCTTTCTGTCGAAGATAGGTCCGAGATTTATTCAGGGGGCTCAGATTCCGCAAGCTATCGGTGGGGAACAGGGCAACTCTTTAATATCTAGAATCGACCCTCTGTTTGAGCAGGTGGGCATGGATGAAACCATGCAGTTTAAGCTCAAGCGCTCCATAGGATTCAACGATACCCTCGGTGAGAAATATTGGCTTTTCCTGCCGGTTGAAGAAACCAAGTCTGGAAACATTGTCAACACCTCCGACAGTCAGATCCTCATATTCGACTATTCTAGGGGATCATGGCTTATTTGGAATAATAAGGACATAGGATCTGGAGTGATAGCTGTTGGTGAGGAGATTTATTGGCAGACTAAGCGATTGGATGCTCTGACTTCTAGCGTTAAGAAATACCTTTACAGGCAGTCTACAGTCCAAGACTCGCAGGCCTATCATGATGATGGGCAGGCAATATCTGCCTACTATAAGAGCCCGTGGGAGTTCCTCGGTGAGGCTGGAGTTCTTAAGAGCTTTAAAGCTATCCGGGTTTATGGGGTTGAGGATCTTGATTCACCTTTCGAGCTGCAGATCACTACGGAGCGAGACTGGATAAGGGACGCACCCCTGAGTGAGTGCTCGCTTACGTTCGGAATCGGCGGTTATGGGGCTTCTGAGTATGGATCCGGTCCCTATGGAGACCCTAGCACCACAGCTCTTAAGCATCCCCTGAGTAATGGCCGGGTATATGCGCTCCGTGTTACTTTCGAGAACGAAGAGAATCTGATTAACTTTGCTTTGACTGGTTATGAGCTCGAAATAGCCACAAACTACAAAGTGGAGTTTAAAAGTTAAGTATGGCTAAGTTCAGTGGATTTAGACAGCTTAAGAATCCAAATCCGCAGGATGGGGCTATAGAATACCTGCAGAGAGCTCTCAGTCAGTCCTTAAGAGAGATCCAGGTGGGACTGCAGAATCTTACCTTTTCGGATAACTTCCGCAGCTTCGAGGTTACGGTGACTATACCTGCCGGCGACCTAAATTTTAGGGTGCAAAACAGGCTTCCAGTTACCCCCTCTAAAAGAATTATAGTACGATCTAATAGTAACCAGGTGATCGACGGAACCGATCCATGGAGCCAAGATTATATCTATCTTGGTAATCCTGGGGTTTCCGACGCAACAGTTACAATAGTTTTCATGAGGTGATTTATGGGAACAAGAACTACTCAAATTGTAGAAGCGCCAATCTCCGGACCATCAAGGGGCGGGCCATCTGTAAGACCTGCCTACAATGTTGACCCAGTTACTGGAGAGCGGTCTTTAACAACCCAGTTTGGAAATATCCAATATACTCCTGTTTCAGCTGAGAGACCTCAGGAGGTTAGTGACCTTTTAACCCGTTATAAGACAATCTCAGAGCAGGGTTACTCCGCTCCAGAGTATGCCGCCCGTAAAGCTCAAGCTGCTGCTGCAATGAAGGCGCAAGGGCAAGAGGCTCAAAGACAACTTCTTGCACAGCAGGCCCGCCAAGGTGTTCGAGGCGGTGCCGCGGTAGCCCAACAGCAGCGTGCGGCCCAGCAGATCGCGGCCCAGCGTGCAGCGATTGAACAGGCAGCAGCGATCGAGGACTACAAAAACAGGCAGGCCATGATGGGCCAGTATGGCGGACTCCTCGGTGGAGCAATCAGCCGTGAAGATAAGTTGGCGCTTGAAAACCTGAAGCGCGATATTGCTGCTCAAGTTACCGGAATCGGAGCTGGAGCCTTTGGCGCTCAAATGGGGCTCGCGGAGAAGGCTCAGGATATAGGATCAACACAGTTTCAGGATTACTTAGATTTTCTTAAAGAATACTCTCTGACTCAAGAATTGAATAAGAAAAATGAAGGACTGACTGTAAGCACTCCCCGTGTAACCGTAGGTGGATCTGGCGGTGGATTAGGAGGTGGATTTGGCGGTGGATTGTTCGGTGGATCTGGACCTACTTACGGTGGTGATTACTAATGGCTAAAAAAGACATTCTATCAAGCCTGGCAGAAAACGCTCGGATCCTCGAAGAGGAGGATCTGAAGAAGAAGCGTCAAGAGGCGGATATCGGCGCTGAGAAGCCAATCGGAACCACGAAGCAAGAGCTGTCTCTCGTCCCAGAGGAGCCGATTAAGATCCCATCCGGACCCATGGATATTAAGCCTGGAGCCTTGCCGTACACGGGAGCTGCGATCTCTACAGCTCGAAGCCTCGGCAAAGAGATGATCCAGCCTGACTTCTCTGATGTGAAGGCGCTCGAAAAGGGCATCGAGCAAGTAGGTCAGCTTAACGATAAAAAAAGAGCGCAGCTTAATCAGGTAACGGAAAAGCTCGCAGAAGAGTCTGCCAAGGTTGAAATGGGAGAATCCATTAACCTACAGGAAGTTCTTAAGAGCGCTGGAGTTAAGTCTAAGGATGGCGAGCCTCCGGTATGGCTTAAGGGTGTTATTGACGCCGCGGTTGCAGCTCTCCCTATCGTCGTAAGTCAGGCCATGGCAAAAGGTGCCGGCATCAGTCCTGCACAAGCTCTGTACGCTGGTGGTACAGGATCCCTTGCTGGCCTTGAGTTCATCGAGAAGCGCAGAAAAGAAGAGCGGGATGCGCAGCGCGAGCTTGAGCAGCTGGCTGTTAAGTCTGAGCTAGAAGCCAAGATCTCAGAACGTAAACTACCTGGTCGTATGCAGGAAATGAAAGTAAAGGCTTACAGCGATCAGATTAACCTTCTGAATGAAGCCATTTTCAAGGGTGAGATCACTCAGGCAGACTTCACCAAGAGGGCTGCGGAGCTCATCAATAAGGCAAACTCTGAGCTTAGTGGAAACTACGTCGATCTTCTGAAGGCTTCTCTTGCCGCTGCGAAGCCAAAAGAGTTTGCACCGTCAACAACTAAGCCGGAAGATGAAAAACCAAAGCCTCAAGACCTGATATTCTATGAGGGTCGGTATACCCTTCCAGTGCAGGCACAGTCACAAATGCAGAAGCCTACTATAGATAAGCTCCGTATGCAGGCGTCGGACGCGCTTTCCCTTAAGCGGGACGTCTCATCGCTTTATAGTAGAATTAAGGACGGCATACCTTCCAGATTCGATGTTACTGCCAGAAGAAAATACGAACAGGACGTAGCGTCGATTCTATCGAAAATCAAAGAGCTTAACAATTACGGCGCTGCTCTGACCGCTCAAGAGAAGTCTATCCTGTACTCTGTTATCGGTACCGATCCAGAGGCTAATATCGGACAAATAACGGAAAACTTCTTATCTCAGGGTGATACAGCTAATCGCCTTAGAGATTTCATGGCGAAATACCAAAAGGCTTTCGACGATAAGATCACAAACTTCGGAGGTGTAGTTAGAGCTCCGAATAGCGTTAAGCCAACTCGTGAGCAAATGATCGAAGAGCTTAAAAAGGGTAAAAAATGAAAAGTGCTCCGGAAACCAAAGATTACGAGTCAATGTCGGATGCTGAATTACAGGCTGCTTATGAAGCCAGTAAGAAGCAGGTGAAAAAGTCTGATGATTTTGATTCTCTAATCGAGGAGCAGATAGCAGCCGAAAGCCAGCTATCGCTGGATGAGGAACTGCAGGCAGCTCCGACCGAAGGCCTTCAGATCGAAAGATCGACCGGAGAAAAAATCCTAGAAGCTATTTCCAAGCCTTATGCGGCAACTGCTCGTGCGGTAACGGCAGAGCCAGGAAAAGGTGTTCAGGCGTTCGTAAGGGGTATGACGGAACCTTCGGAGCTCGCCCCAAGTCCGGAAGAGGCTGCGGCCATGCTCGGAGCCTCGACCACGCAGAAGATCCCAGCAGAGTATCTCGGTGGTCCTACGATCGGTTTTGAGCCTCCGGTTCCTGGAGTTACTGAGACAACTCCAGCGGCTGCTGGTGCTGCAGGAGCTTCGATTGCGCTCGATCCGCTCTCTTACCTTGGAATGGCTACAGGGGAAGAGGGTGCTGCAGCTGCAAGAATGGCTAGAGAAGTCGGTCGAGATATTGCGGTTCCCACTGCAAGAGCGGCTGGGGAAATCAAGAAGGCGGTCACTCCGGTAGTTTCTACGCTCGCGGAGAAGGCTGGAAAAGCTGCCGCAGCGGTTACACCTGGAGTGATTCAGAGCGGGATCAGGGGAGCCGAGAGACTTGCTTACGGAGCCGCGGATCTTTATTCGGCTGGAGTCGATACCGCAGGCCAGACCATGCAGATGATAATGAATCTGGGCAGCAGGATCAGCCCAGACTATCCTTTGTTTGCTACTATTGCTCAGAAGCATGGGATCGATACCAAGCTCCTTGGCGATGTTGCTAAGTTCGGAAAGCAATCAGCTGCAGGTCTGTCAGAGCGTTACGATATCCAGACCAACATTGAAAAGCAGATTCGGAGATACAAAGAGGTCCTCGGTAGGGTCGCTGGAGCTATCTCGAACAATCTTAAAAAGGTAGCAGGAGATCCAGACTTCTCGGAGGCAAAGATCGAGAAGATCGGCTCTACAATCCGCGACGCATACCATAAGCAAGTAAACTCCATGTTTAGAGACATGGAAGTGAGATATTCAAAAGTAGCGGATATAATTAAGGAAACTGGAGAAGAAACTACTCTAAACCCTTTTGCAAAACAGAAGGCAAAAGAGACTCTTCAGATTGCACTCGATGAAGCCATGTCGGCGCCTATTATTGAAATGGCCGATGAAGCCCAGATCAGAAGTAATGTCTTCACGATAAAGAAGGCTATCGAAATGGTCGAGAATGGAACACTCGAAGAGATCGTTCCATTTATGCAGGCAATCGGGAAGAAGACCTATACACCTGCAAGAAGCCGGGAAGTATTCGGGATCGATCCAAGGACTGATTATGAGGTCCTCGATCTGGTTTACAAATCGATGAGCCAAGCGGTTATTGATAAGGCTAAATACTTCGATACCGACCTCGGTAGAAGCCTTATGGCTGCCAATCAAAAACAGAGTCAATTCTTCGACAACATGAAGACTCTCGGTCGTAAGCTCGCGGATCCCAATACGACCGGCAAGGATTACTATCTCGAAATCATGCGCGGGCTAGATCCTGACAAGGCGCAGATCCTTGTCGATATGCTAAAGGGCGATCAGAAAGCTCTTAAGACATTCCAGGCTGGTTACTTGGCAGATAAACTCCAGATTAACCCAGCAAACGAGAAGATTAGGCAATACTCTACCATGAGCAGACTCATGGATAAGAATGAGTCCGATGTTCAATCTATCCTGTTTTCAGGTAGTGAAGGCCGAAACATTCTTACAGACTTCCGCGACCTGATTAGACTCGCAGAAGGAGTTGACTCTCCGCTCGCCAATGCAAGCGGAACAACGATCACGGCTCAAAGTCTTGGCGGTACCATGCAGGGGTTTGCAATGCGTACCGGGCAGAAGATGTTTGAGAATACCCTTAAAAGAGCTGCGGTCAGAAGGTTCCTGCAAGACATGGAAATCCCTGAACTTATCGCCACGAGAAGGGCGAACCTTTTCCCTGAAGACTCTCAGATCATAGACGAGTTGATCACTCAGAGAACACTAGCCGACATGGACAGGATCGAATCTATCCGCAAGACAAAACAACTCACTGCAAAGACCACGCAAGTACTCGCGGAGAAACTCCCAACGCAAAATATCAGCTCGGAGGCTATCTACTCTGAGATCAAGGACGCCTTGATCGAGACTGGTCAGATTGCCGGCGACGGGATCATTAACCCTGCTGACGCTAGAGAAGTAGCAAAGAAAGTTATGTCAGTAACCGGGGTCATGCATCGTGGAATGAAAGAGCAGGGGCTTATCCCTAAGCCAGTGTTCATCCCAGTTGAGGAGCGTGGAGCTCTGATCGAAAAGATCAATAAGTCTAATCAGATGAATCCACTTGAGAAGGCCAAGTCACTCTCAGTCCTTAACGATAGTGGAATGATCCTAGACGCTACGAAGCTATATGAAGCGTCGGAGCTTAAGGCAGTAACAGGTCCACAAAGGATTGACACGAGAATCAAGCAGCAAAAGAAGGATCCGGAAAAGAACCTGCTCGAAAAACTGTCTAAGTAGGTGAAACTATGAACCAAAATTCTTGGGTAATGAGGCTTCCATGGTCGGTGATCGAGGATGTTGCGGACGCTGAGAACGTACCGAAGAATCTCCTCGGTGCGATCATTCAGACTGAGAGCTCCAATAACAAGTATGCGGTTCGGTTCGAGCCCCATTTTAAATGGCTCTATAAGCAAAAGGACTTCGCCCGGGACTGCGGGATCACGGAGGCTACCGAGACCGTCATGCAAATGACGTCCTGGGGGCTCTGTCAGCTCATGGGTGCTCTGCTCCGCGAGCTTGGCCACAAAGGACCGATGGTCCTCGCCCTCGAAGAGCATGCAAACATTACATACTGTGCAAAATACCTGAAGCGCCTTGCAGGTAGGTATAAAGAAGGCGATGATATTATTGCGGCTTATAACGCTGGATCGCCTATTAAAGGGCTGAACGGCCAGTATAAGAATCAGGCTTACGTCGATAAGGTGAAGCTATACCTTTCGGCAATCGATCAGGCTATGGGGGCTAAAAATGGAAAAGGTAATTGAAGCAGGTCAGTGGCTC